TTTCCTGCTTGTGCCAAAGAATTATTTAATCCTGATGAACTTCCAGCACCAGCTCCTGTACCCATACCAGCGAATCTTTGAGCAATTCCTGGAACTATTTCTTCATTGAACTGATCCATATAGGGCTGAGTAAATTGCTGCATTAATTCTGGATCACCTGATAATAACCTTTGAATATAATCATTTCCAGCACCATATGTGGCATTCTTTTCAATTGGATTCTTGAAATATTTTTTCAAATATTTTTGTTGAATTGGACTTAATGTTGAGACTTGCTCAACTCCTGGATCGTCACTTCCAAACAAAGAATCAAATATTCCCATAAAACCTCAAAATTTCATATATTCAAGAACCCATACAGCATAAGTCAATGTAGCTCCAGTATTATTCTGGATGATGATTTGCTGTGTAGCAGTACTCCAAACGTTAGTTCTAATATACAAGTTTGGATCATTAATAAAATAAAAATTAGTGCCATTGTTTGCTGCCCCAAATCCATGCACTGGACTTATGCTATTCGGTATATTAATCGATGATGGAAGCAAAGGTGGTGCGCTATTTGGTGCTAATGTTAATGTTGTTGCTCCTACAGGAATGGGAACATTATTATTCAATGCAACCAAATCAAAAGTTAATCTAAAAACTGCATTACTTTTCAATGCTCCGCTTGTTGTTGCAGTGAACCATTGTTGTGCTGTCTGCAATTCCTGTAATTCATATTTACCAGTTTCTTTTGCATTTACAACACTGGCAGTCAATCTTTCACGCTTATTCAAAAAATCTCTAATTCCTTCCACTGTATTTGGAATATCGAAATTCGTTGGCAATTCATTTGATAAGACGTTTGATTGTGTTATATTCACTATTTTTTTATCCTACCCTGCTGTTTAAAATGCATCACTACACCCTGCATCTGAAAATCACTACCACCAATTAAAGGATCAGCCAGTTGATCTGCTGACATTGTAATTGTAATTTGATGATTCCTTGCGGTTGTACCTAAAAACACGCGAATATATTTTACGGCCTTAGAAGGATTAGCTTCGATTGCATTATCATTAGTATCTACAGTTTTAATCAAAACCGGATCATCACTATCATCATCAATAAAATGCTTCACAATCACTTGACCGTTGTCCGTATTTTCAATATAAAGATCATAGTATGCTAACTTGCAACGCATTCCTGATTGGAAATATGGATTAATCACATTTGTGGTTATGCTAAAGTTGTAATTAACTCCATTATCTGTAGATACATCATCGTTCATGATTGTCCAAACTCTGCCTGTAACATCCCCTGCTACAATTGTTATAGTATTTGATTGTTCAAGAGGTGTATTCCATTGAGTAGTATCACCATTCCATGGAGATGTCCAGGTACTCCAAGTATTGTCCGAAATCTTATGATAATTTCCAAGAGTTGTAAAACTCTGTGTGAAAGTACTCCACGTTTTATCTTGGTAGTTGTAACAAAGCAATTTATTAGGTGTTTGATTATTACCGTTTTGATCTCCATAAATCCAGTAAACCATTCTTTTTTGAAAATCCCTTACGCCATGCACTCGATTGAGTCCTTCAACTAACTGACCAGTTTCTATATCGTTTACAGCATCAGGAATAGCTAAATCAATTCTATCAACATCGTTAAATGTTGAAGCAGCAATCCCCCTACGACTAATTGAGACTGCATCTGTATCGAAAGTAACCGTAGAAAATGTTGCTTCCGATCCAAGACTTGTATTAATTCTTTCCCAAATAAAAGGTAATGTTGGGTCTGAAGTCCATCTTAAACGCCAAGTACTGAATTGGAAAAATACTATTAGTGTGTCCTGGATGATACCACAGCTAACTATTCTATCATTTGTATCGGCATCAATGTATCCACCTTTTCCAGGAATATCATCTCTCCATGCATTAGGATCTGTTCCATAATTAGCTGGAGGATTATTTAAAAAAGAGGTTCCTAACTGACACCAACGGGCTCTATTATAGAAATTCTTATTATTTTGCGCAGGTGGTCCTGCATTCGTTCCCTCTGTAGTATTTAAAGCTACTAATCTGCCTTTATAAGGAATAACCATTAAAGCAGAATTTAAATATGATTGAGGGTCTGGAGCAGTACCACTGATTAAAGGCTGAAAATCTGTCCACCCATTTGCTGAGCTACCATTATAATATCTAATACCGACTGGTTGATCTGTGGTATTGCAAATATTGTTTGTAGCCCACATTACAGAGGCATAATTGGATGAGTAAAAGAAATTATCTTTGGTTCCGGCCCATAAAATAGGTGTTGCGGCATTGTTAAATGAAATATTATCTAAAGTTCCAGTCCCTGTATTATATAAATAGGCTCGTTTAGGATTGAAGACGATTAACTGTTCCTGACCTGTTGTATTGAATATAAAATTTCTTGTTCCGACTATTGGTAGATAAATGCTTGCTGATGAAGCTAATCCAGAAGCTGGTTGATTGGCTGGTGGAGATAATTGACTATTTAAAATTTGTAGAGTAAAATTATTTGCATCTATCTTGGTAATGTAGAAAGCGGTTTTTTCTAATGCGCCCAGTAATACGGTTCCACCGGCAATATATGCTCCGGATGAACTGACATTTAAAGTAATAGAATTAGCTCCAACAGATGCTACAATCCATGGCTTTCCATTTATATCTGAACCATTAGTTTGTGTTACTCCAACCACACCGCTTAATATTACGCTTTGAAAAGCAACAACGCCTGGAGCACCTGCAACGGTAACGATTGTCTGATTTCCGGTAGTAACATTCGAAACGGCACCATTATTCATAACAACATTTTCAAGATAAACCATATCGCCAGTAAGCAGTCCATGGGCATTTGCTGTAACTTGAGGTGGAGTTGCATTTGTTATAGCTGTTGCAGCTTTCCAAGCATCTGTTCTAGATAATACAACACTGCCTTCACGCTTGCGAATAAATCCTCTTTGAGAATAGCAATTGTCTAATTCGACAAATGCATCATTTCCAATAAGAAATGGCTTATAGTATTTGCTAAGACCGCTTTTGTATGGAGCTATAAGTGTTGCTTCAAAAGTCATAAAATTGCTATTACCTGAATACCAAAATTTGTTGGTTGCAAATTATTTCCTGTATTAGGATTAAAAAAATGAATCTGAAATGATGCTGCATGTTTTCCATTAATCCCATTAGTAGGAAGAATGGTCCAGGCGCAAAGTGTTGTACTTTCAGGACTCACATTAACAATATAATTTGTATTTTCTGAAGGAACAGTGGGAAAACCATTTGTAAAAGTAATTGTATATACTCCCGAACCTGCATAAACATTGCTGGCAATATTATATTGTCCTGTACCGGTAAAACCACCTGCTTGATTACAATATGCTAAACCTCTTATCGCCGATAAAGGTACCTGTTTATAGTTTGTTGCCGGAGCATCATTACCGAAAATATACCATAGTTCTTGAGGAAAGTTTCCTTGACCGGGCTTGACATATGTCATCCCATCAGCAACTTGACCATTAACTGCATTGGTTGTGTTATTTTTAATTGGTTGTGATATATAACTCACTTGATTATGAAAACCATCTTTTGGCGTTGCTGCATTATCACCAGTCGCAGAATGATCTACTGGTAATATTCCATTTACACCCGGAGCTCCAGTCAAAGGATTAGATAAATAGAGAAAGTTTTGTAATATATCGTTTTGCGAGACGTTTCTATTATCTCCAGGCTGTGGAATATTCTTATATTGAGTCATGATTCCTCTTTAATTTTTACTCTAGTTTGCGTTACATCCGTATAATCAGTGTCTAAAAGATCATTTTTCCAAATTCTTCCGCTCTTAGAAAGCCCATGACCTTTAGTACCAATAGTTGGTTGTGATTTTTTAGTACCTAATTTCTGAAATGTCGGATTCATTTAACCTCAATAGTAAGGAAATATGTTAGATCCACCCTGTCCATAAGGAACATTATCCGAATATCGTGTGGGGATTCTTTGACTTCCTAATTGCTTTAATGTTTTTCTCTGAGCTAACAACTTTTGTTGTTCAAAGATAATATCGAGTTTTGAAACTTCATCCCAATCCCCTTCTTCAATCATTATCTTTCTTGCAGTCCCATATGCAATTAACTGCCACCATTCACTAAAGTTAGGAAGATCAGATAATCCTTGCGGGTTAGATCCATCAAATCCATTAATAGTACCAGTATTTGAACTTCCTGGAGCTAATGAAGTTGATGTAAAGGATGGTAATTCAGTCGCATTTGTTGCTGCACTGAGCACAACTGTTGGCATCACATAGGCCATCACCTTAACCAAATAGGTATCGTTGGGAATTGGCCTTAAAAATAGTTGGTTTTGCCAATAGAGAATATCGCTAGATCTGCTTGCTTGATAAACGTGGTAGTGTGCACTTGGAATTGCTTGAGCAGTAACAGATGTAAAAGGATTAGCATAGGTTAAATTGACTACACCTGTAAGATAATCAATTGTTCCTGTACCTCCTTGGTTACCAGTAAGAGTTCCTGGGTTTACAAAGTATTGATTAACAGGAACATCTAATGGTATTGGTTGATCTCTATCTCTAAATGTTTCTAATCCACCAGCTACTTGCCCATCAATATTTGGAGTTAGACCAATTACAACTGATCCTTGCTGAATTGCTGAATTTGTTAACGACACTGATGGATTTGATGAATTTGTAGCTTGCGGTAAAGTAAAAGTATATGTTCTTTGTCCATCTACAGGAGAAAAAACATATCTTTTAATTTGATTGAATTCAGGCCACACTTGATAAAATTGCTCAGGATATTGATACCAAGCAAATCTATAATTATCTACATAGATAGGATCGTAAACTTGATTAATCCATTGTGGTAAAGTGTAGGTTCCACAATTTGGCACAGTCGTAAAGGTATAGAATTGTCTTAATTTCAATGTCCTAAAGCTTTCTGGCAAGTCATAAAGATAAAAGTCATTGATGTAATCATCAATACCAGGAGGATTGGTAACAGTTACCGCTCCAGCAGCTGGCGAATTATCAGGCAATTGATTCGTGTCAAACTTACCTGTTAATTTTCTTACAGTATATCTTATTCTTGCCAGATCCCATGTGCTCATATGAATTGCTCTATCATAAATTTATATCGAGGAATTTGCTTATTTTCTTTGATCGGAACTCCATTAGGATCGGTCAAATAGCTATGCTTATCGGCTTTGATTCTTTCATTGATATATCTGGCTACTGACCAAGGTATTGTATAAGACAAACCATCTTCTAAAACTTGTGAAAAGTACTCCATTCCCTTATAAAGCTTTGCAGATATCTTAGCTGGTTGACCTGGACATTCGATATTTACAAATGTTCCACGTACTTTCTTGTCTGTTGATGGTGTGATTGCTTCTATAGATTCAGGATTTACCACAGACTTATTACTTTTTCTGTGAATAAGTGGGTCTTTTCTTTCTTCCATTGGTACTATTAATTTTGCCATGATTTTTCTCCTAAAAGGGATTACTACAGTGAGTTATTTAAAAACGTATCGCTTATTGTTGAGTCGCCAAAGTTATTATTGACTTGCCATGCCACATCAGTAATTTGAGATGGGCCTGAGCCAATTGGTATAACAGATGCAACATAACCCGGGTTTGTCGGTGTGACAAACGCCGGGAGTAATGTAGTATTTAAATTCACAACAGTAGGAACTTGCTTTAACTGACAAGAAAATGAAGTCGTAGATAAAACGGTTACCGACACAACCAATTTATCTATTTCGAACATGCCATATTGAAATGGCACATTCAATCGAATCACATTTCCTGTATATAACCCATGATCTTGAGCAGTTGTAACAACCGCTGGATTAGCATTAGTTATATTAGTTATATCGCTCCTTATTGGTGTAAAAGTCATTTCTACCTTTTTTTAAACGTCCGCTCTCCATGCTGTCCAAGTGAAAATATCACCCGCTTGAACACCAACTGTACCCGCTGCACCAACTGCAAAAATTCCAGTTCCTACTGTGAAACCTTGGAATTGTTGGTTTGCTGTAGCGTCTAACAATGTATCATCACTCCAGAATGGAGGAGTTGTCACAGGGAAAGGACCTGATCCAACTGGCACAATATAAGCAAATTGTAGTGGTACTGCTGTAGCAGCTGGCCATACAAATGTAGAAAATGCAGTTGAATTAATACTTCCGATTGTGATTGTTGATACTGTTGTTGAGTTGCTAACGGCTGTAATGACACCTTGTAAGTTATTCGCTTGTGTCATACCAAAAGAGGCAGGAACGCGAATTCTTACTTGTTGACCTACAGTTAAACCATGGTTTGGAGCTATACTTAAGACAATTCCAGCCGCTTTTGTTGCAGCTACAATTAATCCTCTTTGTGGATAGAACAATGGTCCAACGATTACTTTACGTAAGGTAAAACCAGTTTCATCCGCAGTAAAGCCAGCATCTGCAAAAAATCCAGGTGCTCCGTTAAATACTGTAAAAGTTGTAGCTGAAGGAACAGTTGCTACAGTGAAAATATTTCCACCGAGCTGCTTCATAACAACGTTATTTGTAATTTGGATTGTATCACCAATTTGCAAGCCATGAGCTGCAGTAGTAAATACACCAGTTCCTCTAACAATAGTAGTACCAGCAATAGCCGAACCTAAAAGAACGCTTTGTGTTCCATCATAGAGGCTAATACCGTTAGTTGTGACTAAACTATTATTTAAAGTTGTAGCACCATTTGTCATCCATTGTACTTTCGTACGTGTTGGCTGCAAATAGTTCCAATTTACTGTTTGAATGTTTTGGTTAGCTGAGCTTGTACCAAATTGTGTTTCATCTATTAATTCAACTTTCGTTGGTAGAAAACCACAGTTAACATTAACAGAAAATGGATGAGTAGCATCGAATGTTGAAGGCACTGTAAAAGTACCCTGAATCATGAAATGTTCTGCGAAAGGCATAAGTAATTCTCCTATATTTTATGAGTGCGTAGCACGTAGATTGAAGAGCCATGCATCATTCAATAAACGAGGTACTTGCGCCATTTTCCATGCACCTAGCTGCAACCTGCGAAGTGGATCGGTAGGTCCACCAGGAGGGGTATAAATAAAGCTTGCTGTGGCTTGTGTAAGGTCAATCATTGCATATGCTTCTTGGCCTGTTACAAATATGTTGTAAACAGTGTTACCATTTAAAGATGATGCTGGGGATGTAGAACCTTTAGAGCTATACAAGAACCTGATATTACTTACTGAACCCCATTCGGCATTCAAAGTGTTCATGTTAGATGGATACTGAGCTTGTGAAATAAAGCCTGTAACAGCTTCAAGATCATCAAGAATACCTGTATTCATCATACCCCAAAACGCTTCTCGAACCATTTCTGTTACTTTTATGACCTAAGATCTCTTAGGCGGGTCAACCTCTTCGGATCAACCTCACTACCTTTATTTATTCGTAGTGTTCAGACTATCGCATCCTCTTACAAGGTCTTCTCACTTAGTCGTTCACGCTGCTAATAAAGCTTGCGCCCTGTCATCCTGTCGGATTTCCAAGTCAATCAGAGAAGATTTTAAGCGCCCATTCTTTTTAGGCGCTGTACCAAATTTCAAAGAGCCTTCGATATTGTCAGAAATCATCATCGCATCGTTTCCGAGCAATGCTAAAATCGTCGCATCAATATCGCTACGAGCTAGTTCTGTTGGGTTGTCTCCATTTGTACCACCTGTACAGTTAATTACAGAGGCTGTAGATGCCAACATGTTTCTAATTAGCTCGTCTTCTGTTTCTCTCATAGACTGAGCAAGTAAGCTCACAGTCTGGTTAAGAACAGGGTCTTGATTGATAAACATTACGGAATCTGTAATTGTGACATATGTTCCGTAAAAGTCTATTCTAGCATCAATATCAACGGCATTAAGTACTTGACCAGGAGGTGTAAGTCCTGAATCTGGAAGTGGAACCGTTGCAGTTTGTAGGTTCGTATATCTACGATATCTAGCAATGCGTCCACTATTAGGTGGAAGCTCTTTCTTCATCGCCATCTGTTTGTGAATCAGTTTTGGCATCGGACGGCTTAAAAGCACGTTGTCGAACCATTGCTGTACTGGAGGTGGCAATGCGTTACTTGTTGTAATAGTCATTTAGACTGCCTCTTTAGGCCTGTCTAGCGAACTTTTGGGACTCTGCCCATATCTGCTCTTTTGACATCTTACTAAATTTATCTGCTTCAGTTTTTAAAGGACTTCCTACAGCATTCGAGCTTACTGGTCTTGAGTTGTTTTTAAGAACTTTATCGGCCTTTGGGCTAGTTTTCTGCGCCATAGTAGCTTCCTCGTATTGATCTGATAGCTTTCCTAATTTGTAAGCGGTCTCGGCAGGATTTTTAGAGTTTTGGATACGGTACGCTAGAGCAGGATCGTTTTTAATTAGAGGAATTGCATAGTTATCAACGACATAATCATAATCTTCATATTTGCCTCTAGCTTGTTCTTCAGCGGTGATTACAGATTGTTGTTGGATATATTTTTCGACCATTTCTTTAGCTGCTGCCTTGGCCTTTTTTTCGGACAATTTTTCAGCTAATTTACGTGCTTGACCGACAGTCAATGCATCGTCTTGGTCTAAATCATCAAACTCATCTTTTTCAACCACTTCAGGCTTTTGAGACATTTGGGCCATTTGCGCACGAAGTTCTTCAATCTGCTGTCTTTGCATTTTGAGGACTTCATTAGCTTTTTCCCAATTAACATCAGTCTTTACAACTGGCTGTTCAATAGGTTGATTACTTTCTGCGTGAACTTGCTCTTCCTGTACAGGAGCACTTTGCTCTTGCACTTGATTTTCATCTGTCATATTTTCCCTTACGTCCGGCTCCGACGTGATAAGCCCGTTTAAGACAATGACCTTTAAAGTAGTCACCACTTTTTTAGCAATCTCTGATACGAGTCGCTAAGATTTAATAAGCTATTAGCTTGTCGATATTCCCTTGCTTGCTAAGTTCTTTTAAACTAGCTACAGTTTCAGGAATAGGTTCATTTGCTCCTTCACAAGCCCATGTTGGCCATGATCCAGGAAGGCACCATTCAATTGTAAGATCACCCTTGACGTTATCGACACCAAACAAAATACAAGAAAGCATCATGGGAGGCTTTCGCTCTAATACCATGATTTTTTTCTTTATAATATTTGGATTATTAGGCCACGGCTTCGCATGCACAAGAATAAAATACTTATCCCTCTTATCTTTAAGCTTATCGATAATCGGTTGTAAATCCTTTTGCATAAGGTCACGCGTCATTTCCTGGCGCGTTTCCCCTAATTGCTGACCTGAGCTCTGATAACCAGCAGGTAGTAATAAACTCATCTATTACGCAATCTTGCTAAATTTATCTTTTTTCAGCTTTGCACTATCTCTAGCATCGATTTCATGACGCATTTTCATATATTCATTTCCACGCTCTGATTGACCTGGAAAATCCGATTTGCGTTGTAGAACTTCATCATCAGAATCATAACCCTTATCAAAATGATGTGCGCCCTCAATCATACGTGGGCCTTTATCTGGGTTAGAATGCTTTAGAGATTTTGCTTCTGATCTTGCTCTTTCTGACATACATTTCTCCTGAAATGGTAAATTAAAATTTTAATTTGATACCTAAGACATAGCGCATTTGAGAGGATTTTTCAAGACAAATTTTTAATTATTTAGATTCTTTTGGATTTTCTTCGATGATAGGTTTGAAAGCACATTGCATGCTTATGAATTTCTTGTATTCTTCAAGGCATTTATCAGAGCAGATAGCAATTTTTTGATCAGTCCATAGTTAATACTTACTTCTTTTATTCCAATTGGCAATTGCATATTGGATTGATTCTTCTTCTGAACCCACATTATAACTAGCAGGTCCATGAGTACTACATATTGCACAGAAAACATAGGAATATAAAGATCCAAAAAGCATGTGATCTTCATTTTGTATTTTATTTTCGTAAACCGATAACCTATGTGTGCAATGACAAAAAGGACAAGGTAAGAATTCTTCATTTTCCATATTTAATCCTTAATCATTATTCTTCGATAATGACTATTTTTTTTTCGTAAATATCGAATTTATCATGATTATTTTCATCCATATTTAGTCCTTACAGCTATTACATTCACATTTTTTTTGACCTTCTTCATACAAACGAATAAATCCACTCATGGCGAATTCTAAACAGCTAGCTTTTTCTTTAACTAATTGTTCAAAGGATTTTGGAATATAGGGGTCTTTTTCCATATGTACGTCTGATAATGTAGCTTAAGTTGTGATGATAGATCAATTTACCCCTAGAAAATCTTGCGAACTAAAAAGGATTTTTGACCATGTTCTCAAGTACCTGTCGAGGTATCAAATAATTTTCTTTAAATTGGTAAGATAATCTAAACATCCGACCATTTTCTGTTTTCTGTTTTTGGACTTGAACCATTTTCTTTTCAAGGAATTTGAGATGTCGTAGTTTTTTCTTTTGTTTGATAAGATCATGATCGATAGGCTCATCTTTTTTCTTGTAACATCGTTTGCAATAAAATGGAGCGTCTAGATTTTTGCATGTTCGTTCGTGGAATTTGAAGGATGTTTCAAATTGTATGCATTTGCATCTTACGCAGCGTCTATTCATGCATACCACTTTTCAATGTTGTTAAAATATTCAGTAATTTCTGGATCATTTATCAACTCGAGTAATAATTTATCAGCTTCTATATGCGCTTTTTCCTCATCTCCTGGAAAATCGCCTTCGGATATGGATTTGAGTTTTTTTTTAATTTCATCGCGTCTATTCATTGGAAAATCCGATAATAGATCTTCTTTTGTCACAAATTTTACAGGGATATCAAAACCCCAAGGTAATTTAGATTTAATCATTTCAGGGTCCATCTTCAAACCCTTTGGCATAGTCTTGGATCTGTCTTAGCTTAATTTTTAGCTCATCGATTTGAAGAAAATGGCTATAAGCCCATTTTTCGTTTTTATAAGGTGCACTTAATAAATAATCAATAGATGGATTTGCTTCGAATAAGTCGCAATCAAGCGCCTCTTCGATAAGGATTTTTATGCAACCCAAGTCTTCGATTCGTTCACGTTTCATTTTTTACCTTTTAGAACTTTCTCTGCCTTTTCTATTTTCTTATCAAATTTCTTATCTTCCTTTAGAAGCGTCTTAGTATCTTTAAGACCTTTCTTGAGGGCTGTTGCTGCTTTGTTTTCGTCCTTCTTTACTTTATTTATCAACTTGTCCATTTTCAATTTCCTTCCATGCATAAGGTTGTTCTTCATCATCTCCGGACCAATTTACTTCAAATCCGAATCCGGTATATCCACATTGGATTATTCTTGTTTTCAAAGTGAAATATGATTCATCTTCATATCTATCACCAGATTGATTTTGTATTCTTACTAGGTATTTTCCATCTCTTAAAGGATTACCTAATGGTTTATCTTTATTTTTTCTTTCATCAGGCCAATCACAAATACTTGTCCAACCATTCCAATCACAAGTACATCCAACTGGATCTGGTTCATAATATGTAGAAGTTTTATTAGGAATATCAATGTGCAAACTTCCAGTCATTTTCCATTTACAAGCACAGTACATCCCCATCTTCATTTTCCTTTAAATTTTTTAATCATAATCCTTGTTCAATCATTTCCCACTCTTCTTCTTATCATCTTGTTTGGCATTAATCTGTAGGCTTTTGAGTGCTACTTTAATAGGTTTTACTTTACCAATAGTTGTCATTGTTGTAGCGGCTGGAGATTGCATGACTGCAACATTAAATGCATCTGCTCGCTCTTTAGATAGTTTGTAGGCCATAAAACATCTGTTTGAGCATATCTCAAGAGTTGTTTGTCCATTTGGAGCTTTCATTGTGCAGAACATAAACTCACGAAGTTCGTTGCACATCCAGCATTGTTTGGGTATTTCGATACTCATGCGTCTACCTTAGATTTTGATCTTCTTGATGTTGCTAGAGGCTCTATTGTTGCTGATTGTGTTTGTTGAGCATTTGGAGATCGATCAGATACATATTTCCTGTATTGCTCTTCACTCATACCTATCACACTGTTTAAAGTTGTCATATCGGTTGAGGCTAGTTTTACTTGTCTTTTCTTAAGTTTTCTTTGTAAATTATTTGCTGCATCAACACCATCTGGATGTGATGGAGTAGCCGGCCTTGGAATTTGCTGAACTGGTTGTGGTGGTGGATTATCATCAGCGCAGTCACAAGCACATGCACAACCAAACCAACGCTCGCAAAAACTTTTTTCCGGAATGCTCATGATCTTTGTACCCCTTTAGGTTGAATCGCTCCCCACGGATGCTTAAAGTCTTTTGGTTTCTTTTTAGGCTTTTTTTCTTTTAAAAATGATTGAATGTAATTTGTTGACATAGCATACCTCATTTAACCTACATTAAATGATGTATGCATTTTTGACTAGATGTAGAAATTACTTTAAGCTGTTTGACTCTTTAATTTCGACTGCTCAACACCACCACTTAATGCTAATGATTGTTCAACCGCATGCGCTTCTTGACTTTGTTGCATTGATGCTTGCTTTTGCTGGAGATCAACAATAAAGGTAGCTAATTTAATTAACCGATCTTCTCCCATATCTTTAATCTCATGAAGAGCCTTTGCGTTATCCAAGGCAGCTGCTGCTCTTTCATGAACTGCTTGACTGGATTTCTCTTGTGCTGCTGCAATATCCAATACACCTTTATTAATCTTCTCTTCGGCTGATGCAAAGTCATTTTGTGCTTTAGCTTCTAAGCTACGTGTAAGTATCTTAGCTTGTTGCATTTGTTGCTGTTGCATTGCTTCATTCATTTGTGCAGCTTGCTGGGCTCTTTGTTTAGCCGCTTCCACAATCTCTTTCTTACCAGACAGAGTAGATTGTTCAAGTAAGTATGCATCATCAATACTATCAGGTATAATTTGTTTAAGCTGTACAGCTTGTAAAAACTTGAGTTGACGTTGAGTACTTGTAAGGTCTGTTTCTTCAACAACGCAATTATATTTGCTAAATGCTTTATCGAAGAAGTATGGAGATACCTTTTTACCTATGATACGCTCAACATGGCCTTCTTCAAAGTTATTAACAATAAGATCATCGAATATTTCACCAAGAATTTTTTGTGAAAGATTAAGTCTATCAAAGATATTTCTAAGACCAGTTTGACCCGCACCCATCTTTAGCTTCATCATAATTCCAGACATATCTTTTGCTCCCATATTCTGAGCAAAGAGTTCTTCTGGTCCTACAATATCCATTACTTCTTTTTCAATCGAAGCAATCAATTCCATCCATCCCTGGGCAACTGGGGGAGGAGGAATGATAACCTGGTCTGTTCCTAAATTAGCTGTCTGTTTGAAATATAAAATCTTACCAGGACCTTGAAAGAATGCATCTTCAGGATTAACGAGTGCATCTTCCTTTACCATTAAACCACTTTGAATCTGAGCATCCATGATATCTAATAGAACATTACGACGACGGTTTAATTCAACTTGGCTATCCCGTATGTTTCTTACAACGCCTTGGTAACGGTAAGAGTAATTCTGCACTTCAGGATAGTGGTAGCAGACGAACGGTACAAAGGGAAGTCTATCAAGACCATACGGACTTTTTTCTTCATAAACCACATGATTGTTAACTAAAATATAAAGTCTAACGGTCGGTACTGAAACTGTGATTATATCTAAGTTTGGATTAAAGCGTTGCATGATCTGGAATTGCTCTTTTGTACCATTCCAATCGATAACTTCACCTGTAGATTTATCTAATATACGTCGCTTCTTACGATAGTCTTTCTTCCAATATTCATCATATGCATACATCTCTTGATTATATTGGTACCAATTCTGTGCCAAAAATTGAAACTTACCATCTTTAGTAGCATATCCTTGATTCAAGGTAGGAATATCTTTGCCAAGCTTAGGAAACAAGCCTTGCAACTGAGGCCTAGTAATATATTTGCGTGTCCAAATCCAGTCACAATCACTCAAGTCTTGCTTGGTCCAATAATTATCCATTAAAAATGCTGAAAAAGGGATTCTATCAGTCTTGATTTGACCATTTTTGGGATCTTCTCTAAAGTCCATCCATACGCTTAATAGATTTAATCCGCATGTAAGTGATCCAAAATTACTATCGCTAATCTTTTCGTAAGTATTGTCTTGATTCATACACCAAGTCATCACTTCTGATCTTTGATCTGCTGTCTCACCTGTATCGGGGTCATTATCCCCAGCTGTAATCTTAGTAGCTAATCTATTATCTCGCTGAAATCCATCTATCATATTAACAACGCGCAATATCTTATTGAACTGCAATTGCCTTTGATTACGCATATTTACATTTAAACTATTATTATTATAGTCCTGAAGACCACACATCATTTTAGTATCTCTATCAGCCTCGAATTGCCATTGCTGCCATAATGCATTTGATTCTTGCCATCTATCTTCAAGTTCCTTTGCAATTGGATTCGAGCTCGATGTAATCATAGATTCCTTTTCAAATAATTTATTGATAGTTTAGGCAAAATTTTTTAAGTTATTGCTTGTATATTTAATGTTTGAGGTTCATCTAAAAGCTTAAAATGAGTTGGGCAGATATTATTATTGTCCATGCAAATTTTATATTGTAAAGGTATTATACGTTCTGCGCTTGGGTTATCATCTTCATATTTATAGTCAAAAAAACCTAGGGCATAACCTTTAAATACTGAATCATAAAATAATACCTCTTGACCCTCAGGTGGAAATATTTTACCTATTGGGTACCATACCTCATTAAAAACCATAGTTTTTCATTCTCATTTCTTTAATTTTATCTGGAGTAAGTTTTCCTTGAGATGATCCAAATGCTTTAATTCCCACACAAGCATATCTAAAGGCATCCGCTCCATGACTATATCGATCATGAAAAGGCTCATCATAATATACTTTTAGATTATCATTCCACTTCTTACGATAGAATTCCAGACACTTAATTCCTAGTGAACAGTTCTTTTCGCTGAATATACAATGAGGTAATGTAGATCTTACTGTATTTATCCCTTCATCTAATCCAAATGCTCTACCTTCAGGTGTTGCTACAACTTGCATTGGATATCCCAATTTACGGGCTGTATCATTTCTTGTTACGCCAGTGGTAAATTCGTGCACACGCATATCGTGTGGAACAAAATGAGTACCCCATGTGGCATTATTTTTAGCCTTCCAGTCATCACAATATCTTGTATAATGATCTAAACCCTCGTTTGCATTCTCGTAGTAATTTACAAAATGAAGATTACCATTACTCATGTGCTGAAAAAACCAGATAGATGTGGAGTCTCCGTAGCCAATATCCCAAGCAGTACAAACAGGAATATCGCTATGCACGTTAATATTACATATCCTATCATCTTTCCTAGCTGCGCTAATAAGGTTACCATAGTATGATCCTTGAGCTCCTCTACTGAAATCACAAAAGAATTCTTGTTGAATAAAGTCTTCTGGTCTTCCTTGATCTCTTACTCTTTGTATGTCTTCGGGGCTATTGATATTAGTATCATTATTAGTAATAATACTTGCAAAAAAACTATCATCAACTCCTCTTGAAGCGTAATTGTAGAGGTCAAAAAAATGATTCTTACCATTAGGAGTGCTAAGAAATAATACCGTCCCTTTATTGTTAATAACCCTAGGCTCTATTGTGGCCCAGCTTTCCGGATCCATATAAGCATATTCAGAAACTATAACATGCGTTGGATTCATACCACGAGCTAATTGAGCATTCTTACCATCAATCCCCATCACACAATAAATAGAACCATTAAATAGCTCTATACGCATCTCTTGACTGTTTTTGTATTTGATAAGATCTTTTGGGAAGTGCTCAAGGTATCCCATTGATTCGCCATCGTCTGTCTTATGTACGCTGTTCCATATCGCTTTTTTGCCCTGGGAATATTGTGGAAAGCAATGTAAATAAACTGCTGGCTCTCTTATCATTCTGTAAATGAAATAATTCAAAGCAAATAAATCTTTGCCCGCACCCCTATGCCAGCAACAGACTATTCTCTTTTTACCCGCTATCAACGCCTCCCAAGCAGGTATTTGATAATCACGACATTCAAACTTATAAGGAATATCAATAGAGTTGTCATTCATCCTTAGAGTCTTTTGTCTTTCTATAAGGCTTTTCGATAAGATTTATTTGAACAGGAGCAGTTGCAACATCGTTCTTTAAACTATACTCAAACTCCATTTCTTCCCTTTCATGCTCTTGTAGATGATAATCATACATTCTCTGATATCTGTTATAATTACCCTTATCCATCTCTCCTAAATTAACATACATTTCCCTTCTAGAAGCTATCATGGATTTGACATACCTAAGAGATTCCGCAAAGTGCGGGCAAGCTTTAGCCCAGTCAGAAATGCGTTTGGGGTCTATTTTATGGGATGCGCAGAATTCATTTAATTTGTGACTATTATCTTTTTCACCCCATGCAACAAGTTTTAGTCTCCATTCTTCTTTGTCCATAGCATTATTATGATTAATAACGCCAGGCTGAAAACCTTGAGTATGTCCTGGTTTGAAAGCAGTAGGATTAGGTTTATCCTTAGAAAAGCTAGTAGAACTAACAGCCATTAATCACCTATTTTTGTCAAATGTTTATTTTAATTTAGGTGTAGCATATTGCAAATTAAGTGTGTAGAGAAAATTGCAAGAAATCATGATTGCATGAAATCATGTATGCTAGTTATAGTAAAATAAACGAGGTAAAGATGAAAAGAGAGATAATCATGTTATGTGTACGTATTCCGATTGAATTGCGGGATAAGATAAAGAAATCTGCGATTGAGAAGAAGATGTCGATGATGAGTTGGGTAATCAATTCTATTGAGAACGAGCTGAAGAGGATTGAGAAATGAGCGACAAAGAGGAAATCGAGACCTTATCGAATAAGATTGGTGAAGTGATTATAGTAAGTAAACCTAGTCCATCAGTTTTGATACAGAGTTTATCAAATTGTTTTATACGTGGTTGTGTGGCTGCACAAATAGATGAAGATCATTTCGCGGAAATTGTTGTAGAGCTGGCGACAATATATGAAGACTGTAAAAAGCAGATACATAAAAAAATTTATGAAAACGCCGATGAATTGATGGAAAAAATTAAGGAACGCCGTGAATCACGCAAATAAATATAAGCGATTGGTCTACATGATAAACAAATATATCAAGAAAGAGAATTTAGATAGCCACCAAGTTGTTAGCTTATTTGCTGTATGTATGTGTGATACTATGAGAGCTGAGGGATTTACGGAAGAGTTGTTCGACCAGTATTTGGAGCAGATACGGAATGTATTTAGAGGTAAGGTGATAGATGATCCAGCTTGATTTTTTTGAGAGTCCAGAGCAGAGCGAGATGAAAGATATGCGGGACAAGATTCGTGCCATTCATCTTTCAACCGATAGAGTCCGTAAAGCATTGTTTGCTAAGCATGGAGAGGTTTATCAGATTGTAATGGATATAGATTCGAGATTAGAGGCAATTGAGAGAGGTTTATGTCAGAAAAAAAATTAGGTCCAATAGTTGTGATTAGAACGATTCTCCACTTAACGGATATTAAGGGATGGAAGTCGGAAGAAGTGCGTCCTGGAAATTTTTACTGTGGTAGGACTTATAGAATTAGAAAGAAGATGGTATGTAGCAATGCTCTACTTCCTCTTGGAAAGTTTCCAGATATGGATTCTCCATTCAAGTCTATGAATTATGAGTTTGAATTAGAGAAGGAAAATCTCGAGCCTATCTTTGAAAATTATTACTTCAAACATCTGTATTTTGAGGAGAGATAAAAGAGAGGTTTATGTTTAATGCAGAAGAATTAAAGTGGGCATATTTGCATTGTATTGTGCAAGGAGATCAAGAAATGTGGAAAATGATTTATCCTGCATTGATCCAGAATGGATATGCTATAGACAAAGAGATTCTAGATTATTTTTCTTGTAAAACTTAATATTTAGAGAAGATTATGTCAAAAATAACCTTTGGAAATGGCATAGATATAATCGGAAATACATGTCTAATATCTATAGACAGAGATTTTCAAAAAAAATTAATTTTAGATTTTGTAAAAGATATGGTTAGTGATCCGAAATCCGGAAATCATGATAAATTTATAGATGAGTGGTTAGAAAAGAGGTTAAATAATGAATGAATTGGTTACATGTTGTACTTGTATTTTTTTAATTTGTGCTTCAATCGTTATGGTTCTTTTTGCAATTGATATTTTTAGACATTAATCCTGAACAAAAATCTCAATCTTAACAGCATATTCTTTAGGCTGTCCTTTTTCTTGTTTGTAGTTCCATTCGATTGTTTTTGAGTCATCCGCGCGCCCGGGTGCTAATCCTGGTCTAATTAAATCCGCAATATAATCCCTTAAATGTTTGCAACATGAATACATGTTGTCTTCATCCAGTTCTCTAGGAGCAATTCTAGTAACAACAACGATGCAATCAAGAGGAATTTCTGGAGAGCCATCAAGTCGATGGCGCATAGTAATCCAATCCTTTTGAGCTCGGAATCTCTTACGTTTCTTAGTCCAATGATCATTGTTGTTAGCTTCGGAGACAAGCCTTATTGGCAGTCTCCAATCAATGATTTTTTTCATATTCCTCGAGTTCCTTTATTGCTTTCTCTATTGGACAAGGTTTATTTAACCAATCTGGAGGAAATAAAATATTCATTTCTTCTGCATTGGTATCTATTCTGTGAACGGAAGGAATTTCTCCACCATCATCTATGGGAATTAATTTTTTATTTAAATGTGTGAATTTTTGCATATTTCTCCAAATTTTAATCATGTCAAAATCTACTAATGAATGTCAAATTAGTAGATTTTTTTATCAAAACGGGCATTCTTCTTCTTGTGAAGCTTTTGCTTTTTCTCTAATAGGAGAAGATTCAAAACGAACGGGATCAATTTCTATTTTATCAATTTTTCGCAAAATATGAGAAAACAGAAACTTTTCTATATCTATAAAATCCTCATTTGAATTTGAGTTATTGCTATCGGTTTTCAAAACGGACATTCCTCTTCTTTTGATGGTTTAGCTTTGCCTTGGATATTTGATGGAAATTGTGTGCTTGTTTGACTCGCAAATTTATCTGTATCTAAAACACCACCTGCAAAAGTTTTGGGTTGTTTTTCAGAAACATCAAACACGCTTGGATTATTTGCTTTTTGATATTTATCTAGTTCCTTAAAGAATTCATTACGAAAAGCTTCGGACATATTTTCACTCTCAAAACGGCAGTGCTGAAACCATTTCTTTTGACCTTCTTTTTCATACTCTCTGGATGGGAATGAAATCCATTTTTTACCATCTTTTTCAAAAATTGATATCCCATAGATTATGAAATTACCCCATAGAGGTATTTTGATATCGCAAGTTCCTTGTAAGTAACCCTTACCAAGGTGTTTGTAGTTTTGTATTTCTAGGGGCATATGTCCTCTCTTAGTGCTTTGATTAAATATTCCATAGCTTCTTGTTCTGTATCAAAAGTTAAATTAAATCCAGAAAATGCAAGATCTCTATCAGTATCTGAAAAAATTAGAAATTTTCCTTTTGAATATTCAGTTGATCCAACTCCAAAACGAATAAATTTACTAACGTCGATAATTCGATCTCCAAACTTTCTCCAGTTACTCATTTACCTTCTCCTTTTTGTGTTTATATTTGCAATAGGGGCAAACCCATTCATCCATTCTGTGCTCCCAATGAGCATCTAAAGATTTGCAGTTAGGGCACTCGAATCGGATTATTGCGTGTCTTGGCATAGTTCCTCATTAAATCTTCGCATTCTATAAGTAGCACCGGTTGTGCTTATTGGTTTTATTTCTGGCGAATTTAAGTCTTGGAAATAATCTTCCATAACTGCAATCAGGATTTTTAAAGAAGTACAAGGGTCCTTGAGTATGGTGTGATCCTTTTTCTTTAAGCTCTTTTTCTTTCTCTTTAATCCGCTCATAAAGTTCCTTATATTTTTCTCTTAATTTTTCATATTTTATTCTTTTTTTTATACATCCATGCCTAAGCAAAAGTTTATGTCGAATGTATTGATATATTTCATTAATCGTTTCACTATCATCACGCCATTTAGACATTGGCTTTGATAGCATCAATGGATCCAGTTGCATTAAACATGGAGGAGCAGAACAAGAAGTGATTATCCTCATGACAAGTCCTCCGATTTATTTGCAGTTTCTTCACTAAGATTTTCAAGTTCTTTATCTTCTTTCAATAAATTATCAAAATCAATTCCAAGCGATTCTAGCGTGTTTTGTACTTCAAACCTCAAATGACATTCTGGATCTTCTGCTTCAAGCTGGCAGTGCCTGCAAATGCGAATTTCGGGCATTCCTGAAAAGTGATCGAAATAGTTTTCGGTCATTGGACCAGAAAAGTATTCGCATATATCGCACTTGATTCTTTCATCTTGATTCATATAATTTTCTCTTTCTATATTTTCTAAATAATTCCTCTGAAATTTTATTTTTTTTCTCAATTTGCCGAATAGAGTCCAACAAACTTTTAGGCATAGGACTAGTGATTGTCAACGAATCTCTATCTTTTTTATTCATATGCCTCAATTTCGCATTTCCTTGCGTTTCTAGCTAGTTTAGTTAAACTTTGACCAAAGACTTAACCTGTTTAGAATTTCACTATCCTGAGGTCTGGGCCTTCGAATTTAACAACCTTTCCTTGAGATATCCGACTTACAATTCTTGGACCAAAGCTTTTATTCAATTCCTCGGAATTGCAATTCGTATTTATAATCGTAATCAAGCTATTATCGTTTGATCTGTGATTTAGCAAGCAATAAATATAATCAAAAAATGAATCTGAAGGCGTTTTTATACCCAGATCATCCAATACCAACACTTTACATTTCTGCATTTTTTGAAGTAAAGCGAAGTTTTCAGAAGATTCATTCCTTGAGAAGTTTGCCAGCCAAATTTGATTTAAAAGACTTATTTCTTGGAAAATTTGATCATCCCATTCGATTCCTCTAACTTTTTCAAAAAGATACATCAATGCGATAGAAGCGTAAGTTTTTCCTCTTCCAGTCAATCCAGCAAAAAGCATGAAATTCTGAGGGTTTTTAGCCCAATCAATTAAGATTTTTCTTTGTTTTTCATCTAGGTTTTTAATAAGAGCACACTGAGCTCCAAAATAATTTGGCGGTATCCCGTGTCGATAATTTTCTACCATACTTTATTGTACTCCGTAACTTCTATACCGCCTAAAGTAGATCGTAAATTACTTTTTAATTCTTTTTCTTTTTTTTCAATGCTCATTTGAATTTGAAGTTGGTCGAATTTATCACGTAGTTTGCAAGTGGAAAGAATATTTTTTTTCCAAAAATCAGAGGTTTGCAGCCAATTGATGACTGATTCAATATCTAATTCGGTTCGTTTATCAAGACGAATCATATCATCAATATGCCTTGGCCATGAATCTAAAGATTTAGCTTTAAAAGTGGATTGAAATTTTAAAATTGACTGATGAAGAAGATTGGAAAGTCGCAACCCGGAAGGGGTTGGGACATATAAATTATTATTCTTATCATTCTTATCATTCTTCTTTTGTGTCTCGATCTTGTCTCGATCTTGTCTCGATTTAGTCTCGATTGTTGTCTCGTTTTCATTTTTACGTTTGTCGTAAATGTTTGATAATGTGATAGTTATTATTGTTTTTCTGTGTCTCGTTTCTTGTCTCGAAAATTGACACTTTTCGAACAACGCTAATGCTCTCTCCACTTTAGACTTATCCACAGTGGGTTCATCACATAACCTTACAAGATCTCGAATTGTGGTCATTAATTGACCAGCTTGAAGATCAATCATGACACCATGATCGTTTAAAGTAATGGGTTTGAAAGCTGAGTTAACAAGAATAGTTAAAAAAATATGACGGTAGTCATAAGAAAAACTTTTGAAAACAGGATCGTTATGAAGATCTCTAGAATATTTAACGTAGTTATTGCACATAGTCCCCCAAAAGATGATTGACGTTAATCCTTCCAGGAGCTACTATATCGATATCACTACGACATAGGTGCCCCTCCAGGCACAGATAAATGGTCAGCCGGCTAAGCTGACCATTTTCATTTAGCACTCTATCAACTTCAATTATTAATGTCATCTTCATTCTCTTTCTCATCATCTTGTAAGTGATTTTTCAGGCAAAACCAATGCATTTTTTCTGATTCTTTTTCATGGCCTAATGGCTTAATTAGCATGTCTTCATCCGTTTCATGGCTGACCAAATACCCTAGGGACTCAAGTTGGATTGCTTTTTTATCCCAAATACTTATGGAAAAAGGTCTTAAATCATTGATCACATAATTTTCACAAAAGAAAATATGTAGAAAATATAACCTTTTATCCTTCTCATAAATTGGATCAAAGCATTGATGGCAAAACCCTATCTGAATCATAATGTAAGCATGTTTTCATCATGATCCCATCCAACTAATTCAATTGACAAGCCTGTAGGCGTCTCGTGAACGCTAATAAGCCCTTCATGAGCTAGTAGAAGCATGTTGTGAGAAAAAGATTGTCTAGATGTTAAAAAAGTCGAACGAATTTCTTCGTTTTTTATAGAGATTTTGTTTTTTTTATCACGAATTCGCCATAGGTGAATGTAAATTGTTGCAGCTTTAGGGCAATTCTTACAAACCTGTTCCCAATATAATAAGGGAGGGAATTCTTGTGGGATGACGGTGTTTTTCACATTAATTTCCTTGTAAAGTAATTATTTTAATTTAAGGAAATGTAGAAAAAAATACACGTAATGACATATAAACTATGACAATGTGTGTTCTACATTATCCCGAGGGCCACCTCTTGCAGGAGTTGGTCCTCATTTTGGCATTAGACCTGAATAATTCTTTCAGGACTTATTTTCAAGACAATTTGACTTCTTTCTTTTTCTTCAGAGGAGAAGGTTTTTCTTTATAATTATTAATCAAATCCATGACACTAACTTCCCCTTTTGTATAATCCTCAATTGCCATTGCAGTAGCTATTGTGAAGGCTTTTCCGTTAATTATGCTTGTTAAAGTTACAGCACTTATACCAACTTTTTCGGCAAAAAATCCTTTTTTGATACCTTTTTCTTTTAAATATACTCGTAAATCCATAATTTCCTTCTTTTTTTTTATAAATGCGTTGCGTTAAATTCCATGTTGCGATATATTTAAATTCATCAACAACATTTAAGTCAAGGAGCAAATATGTGGAAGGCATTAAAAATAAATCCAGAATGGAAAAAATATAATGACTTTATGAATGAAGGTGGTGAAGGTTACAACCCACATGAAAAAATGATTCCTTCATCAAAAAAATACATGACAATTTTTAACAAAGAAATGACTGTTGAAGATGCAAAAGAAATGTTAGCAAAACTTGAATCTAGTCTTCCAAAACATACGGAGGAAAGGAAAATAGAAGGATGTAAGAATTGTATTACAATCCTACAAAATCAACTTAAATTTGCTTATTAGGAGTATATATGACAAACATTGAAGAATTAATCGAAACTTCAAATCTCTTATGTAAGAGGCTTGATGAAGTAGCCAACGAAGACAAAAGATTATGCGACAAGATTGCATTACAGCTTGAAAGATATAGCTGGGAAATGTATAGATTGGCGAATGACCTTAAATCTATTCAGGAGTACATGTTATGAGAAATGAACCAGACTTTGACAACGAGAAGCAGCTGATACTAGCTGAGATGAATGATTATGCAATGCATGCTGAATATGTAATTGCAAAATTGGTTCATCCCAGCTTAATCAAGGACTTTTCAAATATGTTATTCTCATCTTGGATTGAAGAACAAGAGAGCGCGCTAAAGATAGCACAGGACTTAGAATTAAGTGAAATACATTTTTGGGCCTTAGAAGGCGATTTCTTAAATTTCCGAGATTGTTATCGAAGAGAAAAAGAAGAAAGAGATGGGGAGGCCCAATATGACAGCATGCAATAACTGCGGATGCAAGGTATTGATTGTGTATAAGTCGACGTGTATTTGTTTAGCTTGTAAGGCTACTTATAGCAAGGTTGGGGTGGCATGAGCGATATTATCAAGGAAGGTTATGATCGTGTGACCTCGGTTCTTTCTTTTGCTTCTGGTGTGGATAAGATCCCACCAGATATTTTAGCTAGGGCATGTTCAAGAGGATCAGATGTGCATAATGCGATTGAAGGAATATTAAATGGCCTTGGTGACTTTTCTGAACCAGAACATAAGGGCTACATTGATTCTTTTAAACTTTGGGCTTTAGATAAAAAGTTATTACCTGCTCCACCTCGTTTTTATTGTGATGAATTAATGATTACTGGTGAAATCGATAGGTATCTTTTAACCAATCCCATTTATGGGAGGATTTTCGATTTTAAAACATCTTTAAAAGAAAGTAAAATGTGGGAACTGCAAGGTTCTGCATACCAATACCTAGCTTCAAAATGCATGGATATAGAAATTGAAGGGTGTACATTTGTAAAGTTAAATAAATATGGTAAATACCCTGAAATTTATGAATATGAATATAATTTTCCATTGTTCAAGGCATATCTAGACGTATACCGTCACAGCTTCAAGAACGGGAAAGAAGAGATTAACTGGGAGGATTTATGAAATCGGGTTTTTCTGTAGAAAAAATGCATACTGGATTTTGGAAAATTTCGAATCACACCAATTTGAATTTAGTTTTATCGATTAAACCTATAAAGCCAAAAAGAAAAATAATTAATATTGATGTGATTTTTCCTGGTTTTTTTTCGATCATTGAAGAAGAAATTGATTTGAAAAATTTATATTTTTCATTTGAATAAAAAAGGCCAGGAAACAGACCTGGCCTAAGTACATTAACCACTAACAATAGGAGTCTAATCTATGAAGTTAGACATCCTTGATACTATTAACCAATACAATTTAACACAAGGATTTTTATGACTGCCAATCTTCCAGCTACACAAACCAAAAATGAACTTTCTAGAGAAATAGCTGATTTTGCCATAGATAAAGTTGAACTACTTAAAAATTTATATTTCAAAAATAAGGGTGCATCAAACGAAGATTTTCTTATGTTTATGCATATATGTAAACATTGTGGTCTAGACCCTACCATGAAACAGATTTATCCAGTTCTTAGAAAAGATAATAAAGAAAATAAAATAACAATGACCGTACAAACTGGTATAGATGGTTACAGACTCATTGCTGAAAGAACTGGTAAATATGCGCCAGGAAGAGAACCCACATTTACATTTGATGATAAAGGTAAATTGATTTCTGCTACTGCTTATGTTAAAAAACAGACACAAGATGGTTCTTGGCATGAAGTAGCTGCAACGGCTTTTTATTCGGAATATGTACAAACTAAATTCGACGGAAAACCTAATACATTTTGGGCAAAGATGCCAAATAGTCAAACTGCGAAATGTGCAGAAGCATTAGCTTTACGCAAAGCATTTCCTGCTAACTTTTCATCTGTTTATACTCACGAAGAGATGCAACAAGCTTCAAATAGTTCTACGATTATCAATGCCGAGAATTTAGATAATCCTGATATCGTTATTACACCTGAGAAAATACCTGAAAAGTTACCTGAAACTAAAGAAGAGCAAGAAGATGCAATGTTAAAACTTTGTGGTATGTGTGCTCGGGAAGATGAAGGTTTGATTTACAAATACATCAATATGCTTGCAGATACATACAAGCAGAAGACAAAGATTCAAATTATTCATGGGGCGATAAATCAATTTGAAGAGAAGTTTCAGCCTAATTTTAATGAATGGAAGATCAACCAACTAGCGGAAGGTAAGTAATGCCGAAATTTATTGATTATGCTGGAAGGAAAATTGGCAGAGTAAATGTTTTAGAGCTAATCGAAATAAGATCTGGAGGTACTTATTGGAAATGCAAATGCGATTGTGGAAAAAATTTTACTTGCTGGTCGGCAAATTTTAGAAATAGAGGAGATAAATTTGAATGTAAGGAATGCGTATTTGAAAGAAAAAGAGGTATCGATTTAATTGGTAGAAAATTTGGTCGTTGGACTGTCTTAAAAAGACAATTTGATAATTTTAATAAAACACAATGGCATTGCAAATGTGATTGTGGAAATGAAGGTTTGGTTTCATCTTATTGTCTTGGAAGACAAGGAAAATCACAAAGTTGTGGATGTTTGGGAAGAAAAATGAAATCTAAACATATTAATACAACTTTGTATCCTCCTAAGCATTTATTGTCTGGGAGTCGTTTTTATGCAATGAAAACGGCTCTCATTCATAAATGTTATAATGAAAAAAATGTGAGTTATCCTAAATTTGGAGGAATTGGAATTACGGTTTGCGATTTATGGAGAAATGGCGCTAAGGACATGTATGAATGGGCTATTGAGAATGGCTGGCAAGAAGGAGATGTCATTTGTTTGAAAGATGGATGTAAAGAATTTAATCCGGGTAATTGTTATATGATTTCAGAAAGTCAATTCAGAACTGATATTGGTTTAAAAAATGGCTTTCAGGTTACTTATAAAGGTGAAACGCATTCAATTTCGATGTGGTCCAAGATTTTGGATGTCAATCCTGAAATGCTAAGAAAAAAGTTAACAAGATTTCAATCTGTTGAAAAAGCATTTGAATCTAAGTTTACTAAACATATGTTTTTAAGAGATCCTAGTTTACTAGAAAATATCATTGATTTATATAATTCAGGAAAAACACAAACGGAAATATATAAAATAACAGGAATACAACAAGATGTTTTAAGATACCAATTAATTAAAAGTGGAGTTAATTTAAGAAAGGAAGATATAAAGCAAAATAGGAATAAGAATGTTTCTGATGATGATATAAAGAATTTATTGGAAAACGGTATGAATATGAATCAAATAGCAAAGAAATTAGGTTGTTCTTGGCAATTAATATATTTTAGGGTTCAAAAATATAATAATCTTATCCGAGATCGGACAAATGGTTAATCTTCCAAAACAGCAAGAATTTCATCAGCGGAAATAATCAAATACTCGTCATTTGTATCATCCACGATGACGGGTGTTCCTGAATACATCGGGAATATTATCCTATCGTCTTTATATACATTCATATTCATAGGAAACCCATCTCTATCAGGCTTTCCTGGTCCTATTTCAATCACGATTCCAGTCTTTACCTTTTCTTCAGATGATATAAGCAAGACGGTGCCTTTCTTTGCTTCTGGAACTATTCTTTTGACTAATATTCGATTACCTAATGGTCTCATGGATTTCCTTATATTTTAGCTAAAATATATTTATCTTTTTCGCACTCTGGACAAATACAAAATCCATTGATTACCACATCACAATCATAGAATCCTTTGCAATGATTACAAATAAATGGATAAATTTCCTCAAGATTATCTTCACAACCACAAGGACATTTGTTTAAATATTCCCTTTCAATTGGTGTCATTTTTAATCAAGTGATTTATTTCGTTACCGAAGCTGGGGCGGGTTGGTCTTTGTTTATAATGTCTACCGCTACATGCACATTTACATCATCATTGGTAAAAGCCTCTTTATCAACCTGGACTTGAACTACACCATCTGTTAATACTTCTTCAGCATTGTTGAAGAATGAATCCATTCCTGCACATCCGGTCATTAGGCTAAGCATAGCAATCTGTATTAGTTTCATACATTCCTTAGGTTAAAGTTACATTAAATACAATCCACCAACAATAATTACTATGAGCATGCCAAGCACTACGCAGGCAAGACCGAACATTACTGTGTCTGATTCGTCGTTTGGTATTTGCATAAATTATACCTCATTTAAAAGGTTCATGTACCGCTGCTTTACATCGGTTCAAATAATTTATAACACTAACACCCTTTCTTCATCTTCATTTTTTCTTTTTCTTTAACGACTTTTACTTCTTTCTTAACTTCTTTTTTTTTCATAAATCCCCTAAAACATTGTATCAAATTGAGATTCTTGCTGTCCTGGTGTACATCCACCATCTCGACCTTGAATTCCTCTAGTATAATCACTTCTTGTATCTTTACGATTTTGTACTTCCTTCTTAGCTTGCATTTGTTCAAATGGACTCATTTTCATAGGATTATGCATAGCCTGAAACTCTTTAGCTCTGCGCTCATATTTTGCCTTCTCAACAATATAAGAAGGATAGTCCATTAAATTCGGATTTGGTGATGACATAATACCTACTTTGTTTTTTCATGTTCTAAAATTTCTATGATGGCATCAATTGCCTCAATTCTTTTCTGATTATTTTTAAGCTTACCTGGTTTGATATTATTCAGAGTTCTTTCAAGCATATCAACCAAGGCTAAAGTTCTTCCATAACCATCATCTTCATCTAATCGCATTGCGTGATATAATTTATCTAACATTATTTTGCTTTTGGCTTTTTAATTTTTGCACCAGATTTACGTGCCTCTGAAAGCGATATAGCAATTGCTTGTTTAGGATTAGTGACTTTAGGGCCGTGTTTAGAACCACTATGAAGTTCCCCGTGTTTGAATTCTTTCATAACTTTTGAAATTTTCTTTTTAGCTTTATCTTTTTTTTCTGTCATGATAATGTTCCTGTGATTTTAAAAACGTGCCCCTGATGCGCTCAGGGGCCCACATACTAAGGAGAGTATATGATAGATATATGTATAACAAATACTTTAATTCATGAGAAAGAATATTTGAAAAATAAAATGGTCGAGCATTTCCAAGAATTCAACAACATGGAATTTAACGAAAAAATTGGTAAAGATGGTGCCAATGTTTTAGGTAGAATAGCTGCTTATCAAGACATTTATTACAAATATCACGATCAAGATTAACTTGCATATTCCGTTACGATTATTGATGTTGAAGCAACTCCTCCACCGACCCTGGTGTTATTAGCGCCATTAACATCGAAGCTAGCAGCATCAGGCCATATTCTAATTTTAAAAGTTGTAGCCGATGTTGTTCCTGATGTCATACTGTGATTAATAACTATATTGTGATAGTTTGATGCTACGCTAGTTGCAACCATTGCTAGAGCATTTGCTGTACTATCTTGAAAAAGACCCATACCAGCAGATGCACCACCAGCATTTATAAAACCAAATACATGAACTTCGATAATAAGTATAGATGTTGCACTTTTTGGAGTAATTGTCACTGTCATTACTTCAGTGCCATAGGTATTTTGAGGAATAACATCTTCTGTTACAGTATGAGTACTGGTTATATGCAGCAAAGAACTAGTCAAAGTTCTGACTTGTTGTATTGCAAATCCAGCAATACTAATTGTTCCTGCTCCGTTTGTAACAGTAATACCATTTCCTTGAGAAATAGTTGCAAGAACTGGGTCTGCTCCAGTTGAACCAATAGGTAATTGCCCATTTGTAGCAACTGCTAAACTTGATACTGCATTGGATGCTCCTCCAAGTAAAATACCATGATTAGTAACTGCATTAGCTGTTATAGCTGATGTTCCATTACCTGTTAAAACTCCTGTAAGCGTAGTGGCACCTGTACCACCACCAGCTACCACAGCGGTTCCAAAAACCGGATCCGCAGCAGCTCCCTGCGATATTAAAGGTACTCCACTAGTTGCCGAAGGAGCTACTTTGGTTATAGTTGCTGTGCCTGCACCAACTAGAACACTATGATTTGTTAAACCTGTCAATTGACCTGTTAACGTACTTCCTGCTCCTGATGTAGTAATACTTCCAGTTCCTTGTATATTCCAATTGCCTGCAGTTGGAGATAAAGCACCACCAGAGTTTCCGGTAATTGTTTTACCAACTGTTGTACCACCTGCCACCTGTAATGTAATATTTGGAGAAGAATATCCAATTGTTATAGAAGAATCAGTAGATGTTAAAGTACCAGCCTGAATTTTTGGGGCTGCGGTAGATCCTATTAAAAGTTGACCATCGGTTGTTATTATTCCTGTGTGAGGCTTAGCACCGGTATTATTAAAATTTACGTTGGCTGCAACTAATACATCATTTTCTAAACCACTAGACATTAGGTTGCCCTCACATATGATCCAACTGCAGACCAACTAATTGTTAAACCAGCTACTCCTGTAACTCTCAAAATTACATTGTTTGCAGAAATTACTAAATCCGCAATAGATGCGACTAAAGCTGCTTCTGAATTTACATCAATATTGCGTCCTATCAATGTAGCGGCGGCTCCAGTAGTTCTTACACCACCTGAAATAGTATATTGTACACCTGAGGGTGTAACAGCATCAAAACCGGATAAAAAGAAATTTAAAGTATAGGTTCCGGGAGTCACACCTAATGCAAAAGTCACAATATCAGCCGTTGTGGCCCCTATAGTTGAACCGGTACCTTGAAATCTGTTTGTTAAAGTTATAGTCTCGGTAGAAGTACCAGCATTACCAACGGTTGTAATTCCATTGTTATTATTAACCGTTGAAGTACCACCAAGTAGATTAATATTATTAGCTGTTGGTGGTACAGGACCTCCGCTATCTCCGGTAATTGTTTCAATTGGTGAACCGCCTCCACCACCACCTGCAATGCTAATTATTCCCGCTTGAGACATTCATTAACCTAAGATAACATATTGAGATACTAAATATACTAAACCAACACCAACAGGTCCCTTAACATAAATTTGTGTTCCCGCCTGCAAAGCTGGATATTCAGCATTTAAACCCATTTTGCTTTCATCATATAGCCAGAATGAATTGGCAGGAGCTACATCAATATCATTGACACCATCAATAGATATGGTCACCAAAATATTTGAATTGTTAACCAATTTTAAAATATATGAAGGATGAACTAGTGGTGTTCCTAAAGCGACATAAGAACCGGAAAATGATGCTGAATTGACTGATCTTAAAGTTTCCCAATTGACTCTGTTCGTATAGCTCATTTAAATGCCTTATTTTAATGAAGTGTAGTTGTGGTATAAACTAGTGTTACACCTATTGTATTATTATTGGCTGCATTTCCAGATATTTCAGTGGCAGTGTCATTCCATAAATTAATGGGTAAATTCTCAAAAAAGGGTGTAACAAGTCCAGTGGAAGTAGTTACGTTTTGAATTGTATATTGACTTTGTGACCCAGTAAGCACAGTATTATTTACTACTTGGGCGGCCGGAGTTCCTGTACCAGTTCCCCAGTATATTCTTATTGATTGAGCTGCGGCTGCTACAAATACGTTACTTCCGCCATATAAAAATTCAGCGTAAATAGGAGCTAAAATCGTAAGGACTTTTCCAGCTCCGGGAGCAGCTACCATTTGAATTGGTGTCGCATTCAATGCTTTTATTTGTGCTGATGTTAGAATTACTGTTACGACATTTATAGGTGATGTTTGCCATGTGGGAGCTGCTGCACCATTAGAAGTAAGCACTTGACCAGCCGTTCCGTTTGCTACGTTTGCTAATGTACTTGAAGTGGCTCCCCCAATTTGTACATTAAATTGCGTGGTAGGACTAGCTGTAAAAGCTGTTCCTGTATAGCCTACAACTCCAGTGGTTGTTAAATCTATTGAATTTGTTGCTACCATAATACCTTAAGTAAATGTTATAACACCTTGCATACCTGTTGCAACCCATCTAATATTAGCTAATTCACAAACTAATCTGATTGAATTACCTTGTGCAGTACTAGTTAAAGTTCCGCCTGCGCTAGTTTGGTTAGCTCCTATTCGTATTTGCTGACCTCCTCCCATGGTTATTTGCCATGAGGTAGCTCCATCTAAGACTAATTCAATTATATCACCTAAAACTGATACAGCTGGTAATGCAGCAGTTAATGCACCACCTGGAGCAATACAGATATAACCATTATTTGGGGCCATTACGAAATTAGCTGTTTTCAAAGACCAAGTAATACCTGAACCAGAAACGCTTACATTAATAGAACCAGGCCCATTCGTAATTGTTACACCACCACTTCCGGTTATGTTAGCAGCAACTGGTGCGCCTGCTGTTGTACCAATTATCACTTGTCCATTTGTTAAGGGACCTAGAGTTGTAGAAGCAACGTTTGCACCTGCACCAAGTAGGAAAGTATTTGCAGCACTTTGTACATTTAATCTAAGAGTATTTAAAACTGAGCCATCAGAAAATATATTTGTAGCACCTGTTACTTTTACATTTCCGTTTACATCTGGTGCTACTGGTCCTGCTACATCTGTATTAAAACTATCAACTGCAGATCCTCCACCAGATAATGAAACAAAACCATTTCCATCAACTGTGAATTGACCACTATTGAAATGAGATACACCATTTTTTGTTGAATCTGTTGCAGCTACTGCAGTAGATCTTTGAATTTCTATTGTTCCGGTATTTGCACCCGTCCCATCTGTTCTTATAACATTTGCACCAACGACACCACTTGCTACTTGAGCACCTGTTAAACTAATTAAGCCTGTTGCATCTGCAACAATTGGGTTTGTACCTGTATTCATTCCTAATTTTGTAAGCGCTGGCGTTATACCACCGCCCTTAAGTTGCACAAAACCAGCAGTGACTAAAAATTGATTTGAATCAAATTGAGCAACTCCAAAATTATTTGCTGTCGAAACGGCTGGATTAGAACCAGCATCTTGTATTTCTATATCTATAGTATTTGCAGCAAGCGAATTTGTCCTAATAGGTCTAGCTCTTGTTCCTGTAGCGTAATGTATGCCCCCTTCAACGATAATAGTATTAGCGCCATTAGGTAAAGTTGGGCTTGTTCCAGGAGCTGTAGCTGCATCAGGAGTAAGACTATTAAGAGCTCCTGCTGCTGCGGTATTTAAAAATGTTAAAGAATTTGTTCCAGGATTAGAGGTAATCGAAATACCTGCATTACCAGCTATTAATTGTATATTACCTAATGGTGCTGCTACTGAAGGAAGAACTACAGTATTTGCTGTATCTGATAAACTTAAAACTGGACCTGCATTGATACCTTGTGAAATCAATGTCCATTCAGCTAAATTTCGACTAGCTCCAGCTTGTAAGCTAACTAAAACCCATAAATTTCGATTATTGATATTTAACCAAAAAGAACCAACAGGATATTTTCCCTGATTTTCTTTTGGCCTTGTATCTGTAGATGCACTCTGAGGGGTAAAAGGATCTCTATTTCTTAAATAACATGGAGCAAATCGGTAGTCTTGTCCTAAATATCTATTTGGATTTCTAGGGCTATCTGAATATGTTGCAAAAGTACTTGTAGGAGGTATTCCCATTTAAACCTTTAATTAAATACTTTAGGAAAAGTAAAATCCCATTACAATTATAGCGTTCTTAGTTGGTGCTGTTACGGTAGATTGCTTAGCATAAAATTGTGTTCCCATAGGAATTTTACCATTTTCTCTAAGCATACTTAATTCACCTTGACCTAAAGCTAAAACCTGGTTAGTCCCTAAACGCACATGATCATTTGTTCCATCAAAAGATATTGTGATATCTTGATCGGTTGTATTATTAATTACACATTGATCCCATGCATGAATAGAAGCTGTTCCAATAGCGGCATATGTACCGCTAATGGATCCAAAAGCTAAAGATTTCAATGGTTCAGCAGTAAACTTATTAGAAAAAACCATAGTTAGCCTATTAATTTATGATCATCCAACCAACAACAGAAACATCAGTTGTAGCCAATGAAGTTGCGGTTGCTGTTAAGGCGGCATTAATAACAAATGATGTATTTGCTGTAATGGTTCCTACAGTTAATTGACCTAAAGCAGCGGCTCCAGTTGCTCCAATTGATTGTCTCCAAATAACAATAAGAGAATTAGCTGTTACAGCAGTTGTGGCAACTGTTGCAGTTCCAGAAACTAAAGTTACGCTACCAAATGAATTGGCTCCCGCTGTAGTAGTGGTAGCAACAGATGTGCTTACAATTTTATTTCCTGCTGTTCCTAAAACTAAGTTACCGTTTGTGGCTGTAATATTTCCTGCTGTTGCTGTAATGCTTGTACCAGCAGTCATACTAGTTCCAGCATTTACTTGACCTGCAGTTGCAACAATATTACCTGTAGTAGATGTGATGCCTGTTCCAGCTGTAACAGTACCAGAAGCAATAACGTTTGTAAAAGAACCAGTTCCCCCGCTATTATCTAGTTCCTGCCATGTTGCAGTACCTCCAGAAGCACTTGTGAGCATCCAAACTGTATTCAAAGTCTTGTTAATCCAAATGGTACCAATACGATATTTTTTATCGTTGGAAGTTGGATTTCTTCCTGTACCTTGTTGATTTTGTGGAGATTGGATAATATCTGGTGGATTTGTTGCTCTGACGCCTTCATAACTTTGACTTTGTGGGACTGGATCTCTGCCGCTCATATATACCTCTGGGTAGGTTTAAGTTCGTTTCCTTCTATCTGAAGGTTCAGTCACAAACTATCAAATAATTATTTTAAATACTATCAATAAATTCATTTTGTTTGCATACATGTATACATTCATGATAAGATGTAAATATAAACAATAATTCAAAGGAATTAGTCATGAACAATAACCTAAAAAAACCATTGATTTACTTGGGTCTTTTAGCATCAATAGTATTAATTTTTTGGTGCTTTTTCTTGAAAATGATCTCTCCAGGATATGTTGGAGTAGTTGTTAACTATTTCGGTGATAATCAAGGTGTATCAACAAAAGAACTTCATACCGGTGTACATTGGATTGCTCCTTGGAAAATGGTGTATGAATTTCCTATTTTCGAACAGAACATAACATGGGAGGATAATGAAGAATTTAATTTTCAAACTAAAGAAGGGATGGCGGTTAACGCTGCGGTTGGGATTACTTTCAATCTTCATCCAGAGTTTGTTCCTAGCATCTTTCAAAAATACAGACGCGGCATGGATGAGATTTCTCATCTCTTTGTTAGAAACTACATTCGTGATGCTATCAACTCAGCAGCTAGCAAAATGGCGATTGAAGATCTTTATGGATCAGGTAAAGAGGAATTCTTTCACCAAGTACAACTCGGAGTGGCAAGGGATCTCGGTTCCTTGGGTATTAATATTTCTAGGGTTTATCTCATTGGAAGATTTGGATTCCCAAAAGGAGTGATTGACGCTTTAAATGCTAAGATAGAAGCCACACAACGCGCTCAGCAAAGAGAAAATGAGTTACGTGAGGCCGAGGCACAGGCTAAGAAACAAATCGCCCATGCTGAAGGTGAGGCTAAGTGTGCGATACTAAAAGCAGAATCAGAAGCAAAAGCCAATCTTGTACTTGCTAAATCAATCACACCCGAGCTTATACAATGGCAAGCTACTCAAAAATGGAATGGCCACCTACCTCAGGTTGTGGGAAAAGATTCATCAATAATTATTCCAATGGGAGTTAAATAATATGGAATTAACAGTATTACTATGGATATTAGGTGGTGGATTCACCGGAACTTGGGGTCTATGTCTATTCTTTATGAGTAGATCAGACAATGCCGTTAGAGAAATGAAGAACGAAGTTAAGAATGATATTTCTGAAATCAGAAAAGAGATTACAGAATTAAAAAACTGCGTGAAGGACCATCATGGAAGACTTTGTGTTTTAGAAGATAGAAATAAGGAGAAGAAATAATGTTTTCGTTTACGATGATACCAAGTTTGATTGTAGGACTTTCAGCAGCAATATTTCAAGGAATCCCTATGGGAATTACGGGATTTCTACTCACCTTTTTTATTTTCTTCTGTATCGCCACTGATTAAAAAATCCCAGTTTTCTTCTGGTACTTTTTTTTCCATAATTCTTTTAGCTTGTTGGAGAGATTGTTTAATTCCATTTACACTTGAACCATTAAGGTTTTTAACAAGTTTTCTTCCTATATTTTGGAAAAGAGGATTTACTATCATTTCTCTTGCAAGTCTTCTCAAAGCAAATTCTGAAGCCAATCCTGCAAGAGGTGCTAAATTACCCCAAACTAAAGCTAATGCTGCTGGTGCTGCCGCAAGCATTTCACCCTTATTGGCAAAACTATCAACCAAATCAGGTTTAAGTTTTTTGGATATTTGAGCATATTTAGAATAAAGTTCATTAGTCATTTCAAAGTCTTTGGCTGCTTGTGGGGCAACATTATTTAAGACTTCTGAAATTGGTTCTTTTAATCTTGTTAATGATTTTTTTCCACCCTGAAGACTATTCCAGCGCACGGATTTATTTATATCCTGCCAGAAATTCACTAACTCTTCAGGAGATGCACCTGTTTTAGATATTTTATCAATTGCTTCGTCAATGAATTTAATAGCTGCCTCTTTATCAGGAGAGGCTTTCACGGTTTTTAAAAGATCATCTCTAATGGCTGTAAATTTATTTTGTAGAAGTTGACTATTTGAAGCATTAACTTTACCTAAATTTGCGACCGAATTTTTTACATTATCATAAGAATTTCCAAGTGTATCTTTAATAGATGTAAATAATTCTTTTGTTCGTTCTCCCTTGTGCGCAATCTTTCCAATTGTCGCAATTTTCTTCTCGGATTGTATTAATGGTGTTATTTGATTTTCAGATAAACCAATTCTTCGTCCTGCATCAACTAGATTTTTTGTCTTTTTCCCTGCTTCTAATTTTCCGGATATTGCAGAAGGAATAATAGAAGATGCTATTTCAGTTCCGGTTGCTAAAGCTTCTGGGGCACCAATCTCTCTTAAACTTTGTCCTGCTATTCCTGATCCAGCTGCTGTGGCTAATGATTTTAAACCACTTCCCGGCATTGATAAAGCACCACCAATAAATTCAGCACCCCTTCCAGCTATTCTTCCTGCGGGTGTCTCACCTTCTCCTATTCCTGTAAGTGATTCGATTCCTTGTTTAACATCTGAGGAAGTAGGAAGATTAGTGTAATTAGGAATTAAATCTTCATCTTGAGCTAATTGAGAGGTTGGATCTTCAAAACCTGCACGCCTTCTAATCTCTTCACCTGGTAATGTTTCTTTGGTTCCTAATCCTAGGACACCTGTTACATCTCCATAAGCTCCAGCTAATCCAGAAGCACCTTTAGATAATATTTGTTGACCAACATCTTTCAATGTATCTAAAAACGAGAAATTTTTCTCTGATTTTTTTTGAGATAAGGATTGAAATATATTTTCATTTTCTTGTGGATTAGAAATATCGAATTTATTGTTTTCTTTTTTTTCTCCATTAGATTGAACAGTAGAAAAATCATTAAATTCTTTATTTTTGGCTAGAGTTTGAAATATGCTCATCAGAAAATATATCCTAATCTTTTTGCTTCAGCTTCTGCTTTTTGGGGATCATTATCAAATTTATTTAATAAAGCTTGTGCAACGAATTTAGAAACTGGTGTTCCTGGTGCTACACTCATAAATTTTTGCGTAGAATTTTCACCAATTGATTTTATAGCCCTTAAGTCATTGAAGAGTTCTTTTTGTTTATTCTCGGCATATATTGTTAGCTCTTTTTGAACCATTTGTCCTATATTTCTAGGAACATAACCTAATTCCTTTTCTAATTTTTGTGAAAGATCATCAGTCAATCTAACTTGTTCTTTTTCTAAATCTAATTCATTTCTCAATGCGCGATTCACGGATAAGTTTGCTTCAGTTGATCTACCAACTTGACCCATCATATCCATAATCTGCTGTTCAATCCATTGATTGGGCCTTGCACCGGCTTTACTAATACTTCCCAAGAAATATTCTTTACCCGCTGCTTTATAGATAGCCCCTTCAGTAGATCTAAAACCCTCGATTCCTGTTATATCCGCTAAATTATCTCTAGAAAAAAATGATAAATCTTTTTTAGCAACTGCATCATCTTGTAAAGCTAATGCCTGGTCTTTTTTTATAAGTGAAGCACGAGTTTTTTCGTTTTCATCTAATATTTTATCAGAGGCATCCGCATGTCTTTTACTTGATTGGTCATCTTTTCTTCTACGACTTTCTATATAGCTATTTGAATAAGCTCTAGGAATATGTGCTTTATCTAGTTTTACAGCTAATTGATCGGCATTTAAATCTTTAGAGTCATCAATTATTTCTTCGATTTTTGAAGAAACTTCTGGAGGAACTGGCTGACCTGATAGACCACCTGCGGGTGCTTTTGGTGCCACAGGTCTGTTTGCTTTCACTTGATTAGCTTGAGCATTGACATTCTGCGCTTGTGCTTTCTGCGATTCAATATATTGATTATTCAATTGCTGGGCTATTTCTGGCCTATGCGCTAGTGCTTGATAAAGTCCTATTTGCTTTTGCTCAGGTGAAAGATTAGGATTAGCATAAATCTGTTGTGCTTGTGTTAATGCTTCGTTAAGCATGACAGATTGTTGTTGCTGCTGATTCTGTTGTTGTGCTTGCTGAATTCCTTGCTGAATGCCAATTTGGGCACCTTGACCAAGTGCAGAGCCTAGTCTAGATCCTACAGTTTGTTTTGCTGGAAGTTGTGTAACCATTTTTACCTCTTAGTAAGCTGCACTCTGAATTGAATTTTGAAAATTGTTTAATCCACCTACACCAGAAGAACCTTTATTAAATAAACTGGATGCTCCACTATATAATGCTCCACCTAAAGGACCTCCAAATGCTGTAGCAGCACCTTGAAGACCAGCATTTAGCAAACCACCAAACATTCCTTCATTTCCTGGTCTATTGATATTTTCTGTTGTTCTTAATCCAAGTCCTGCTAATTGATTGCTATAAGGCTGCTGAGCATATGCTAAAGCTTGTGGAAGGGCTTGTAGCTGCATATTACCACGAAGTTGTGCCAAATTAGTCTGTAAGCCTTTTCCTGCTTGTGCCAAAGAATTATTTAATCCTGATGAACTTCCAGCACCAGCTCCTGTACCCATACCAGCGAATCTTTGAGCAATTCCTGGAACTATTTCTTCATTGAACTGATCCATATAG